TCATCAGTCCGATGGGACTGGCCGACCAGCGCACGTTCACGCCTACGCCCTTCAACCCACCCACCACCGTCACGCTGGGAGAACTGCTCGACATCGTGATGAACAACGGCGTATATGAGAAAGTAACCTTTCCGAACATCACGGGCACGGGTTTCGACAAGGAGATTTTTTCCTTGGTTGTGTGCCCGTTCAATTCCGACTATCACCACAGCATGACCACGCAGGTGATGGACAAAATGTTCGATCCTCAAACCCACGCCTATCTCATCGAGTGCATCTGCAAGGCTTTCGGATGGGTGTGCCATGACACGCCGAAGGCACTCGTCTTCACCTCGTTCGACTATATGTCGACCTACGTCAAGTATCCCGTAGGGCATATCGGCGAGACGAACTACCGGCAGAACGAGTCCATCGCCCAGGCGGCAGAGTCGCTGACCACCTACTTCACTCCGACGGATGCCAAGGCGAGGATGAGCACGCTGCTGCCTGAGACGGGCATCGAGGTGGACTATGAGGGCGATGACGGAAACCCCGATTTCACGCTTGACCGCACTTATTTCGTTGGCGTGGAGATGCAGAACGAACAAGACCCACGGGAAATATCGAGCATCTGCAACCTTGAGGCACCTTTGCAGCTGCATGAGTTGACGGGCTGCGCTGCTCTCTCATTCGACAACAGCGGCAAGGTGATCATGGGTGTCGGTTCGGTGGCGTGGAACGGCGATGAGGGCATCCTGATCAGCGCGAACAGCACCTGGGCCGACGGGCGTGAGTTGTTCGTAGTGCGTCTCTACCGCCGTGCGCTCAGCGGTTACAACTTCTCGGTTAACTACGACATCATGGGTTCGGAGAGCAACATCATTGCCCTTGAGGATGACAACGACGAGGTGATGCAGTCGAGGTTCGGAGTGACTATCAACACGAATGCTGACTACATCGAGGCGCATTTCATCTACCACCACGGGCACACCACTCCGGGTGGCGTGCTGCCGCTTGAACCGCTGCCCGACAACTACCTGGTGTTCATCCACAACATCTCGTTTGAGTTCTATAAGGACGGGGAGCCTTACGCGTCGTACAGGTATATGCCGGCAAGCAAGGGGGATGTCATCCCATCGACGGGCTATCCAGCAGTGTCGGCATCGGTCACCATGCCCATCTCGCTGTATCGGATCAACGACCGCCTGATTGGTGCCAATGTGCTGCCGTCGAAGGTGACGGAATATCCTTACCTCTTCCAGAAGCGCACGGAGTTGGTGGGGAAATTCCGTGGCGCGAGTCCCGACTTGGTGCACACGAGGCTCTTCACATGGCTTGGAAAAAAATGGAGAGTAATCGGGCAGGCGTGGCACCCGTGGAGCGAGGTGCCGCTTACGCTGACATTGCAAAGCAGTCCTGTGCTGGATGGTTCGACGGGTTATTCCATCACTGCAAGCGCGGCCAACACTTCGCTGAGCGGGTATTCTGGTAACGTGAATCCCGGTGCCTCGTTCTATCACAACCTCACGGCAGATACGGGGTACAGCATCAGCAGCGTGGTGATCTTGATGGGAAGCGTGGATATTACGGCCACGGCGTATGATGCTGCTACTGGAGTGATTAGTATTGCTTCAGTGACGGGGGATGTGGTGATCACTGTTATTGCCCAGGTTTTGCCTTATGACGCGGAGGTGGAGTATTTGCAAAGCAGTGGCACGCAGTATATCAACACAGGCATCAAGCCAAACAACACATACACCTTCGATACAAAGGTGACCATGACGCAAAGCAAATTCAACTGCGTCTTCTGGGGCGTGAGAAGCAGCGGAACGACTACAACCACGGGAAGACAATGCTATCTCAATTGCAACACTGCGTCAGGAAGCAACAAAAAATTGACCTTCTACACCACGAACATCAATTCCGAAAGCAACTGGAAAGCAGACGTTATGGCCGTCGGTCAGATGTACAGCTATACAGGATTGACCTGCGTTAGCGCGATGTATGAGATGACCTATCCCGTGACTCTTTTCGCTTTTAACAAAGCAGGGACTATCGACCCAGCTCCGGGTATCTGCCGAATCGGGCAATTCACCGTATATAACAACGGGGTGAAGATTATGGACATGATACCCGTGCGCATCGGACAAGTTGGGTATATGTTCGACAAGGTGAGCGGTGAATTGTTCGGCAATGAAGGAACTGGCTCATTCACTTACGGAAACGACAAAAACCCATAAACCATGAACGGAAACAATATCATAGTATATCAGAACGGCACGGCCATCGCTGGTGCCAAGTCGGCAGAGATAAGCACCAGCGCGGGAATCATCGAGGTGGCGAGTGCCACATCAGGACAGTGGCGCGAGTTCATCACAGGCCGCAAGGAATGGTCGCTCAGTTGCGGTTATCTCATCACCGCCAACAGCGGAGTGCGCGACCTGCTCACTGTGGGCACAACCGTCACGATCAAGGTGAAGGGCCGCGGCGCAGCCGACAGCACCGGAGTCAGCGGAACTGCCATCATCACCAAGTGTGCCATCACCGCCACGCGGGGAAACCTGGTGCAAGGCTCGTTCCAATTCCAGGGATCGGGCGAATTGCAATGACATTCCATCACAAAATTTGCAGCCATCATTCGCATGGTGGCTGTTTTTTGTGGTGCATAGAGTAACCCCGAGGCGGACTTTCTAACAAAAATAAAAAAATGAAATATCTGACGCTTGAATACATCAAGGCCCACTCGCGCATCGACTACGATTGCGAAAACGAATTGATCAGTAAAATTGGGTCTGCCGCCGAGACTGCCATTCTCGACCTCATAGGGCAGTCTTACGAAGATTTGGTGGAGACTTACGGCGGGGTGCCTGATACCGTCATGCAGGCCACATTCATGCTTGCTGGCAATCTGATACGGCATCGCTCTCCTGGTGAGCAGGTGAACATCTCCGTAGTGCCATATGGTTTCGCCCTCATGCTCAAAAAATACATCGTCCTATAAAGGATTGCAAACGATATGTTTTTGATTTTTTTTCTAAGCCAAAATTGTAATGTAAGTTGTAGAAAATTTCGAGCAGTAAACCCCCGCTGCGATAGCGGGGGTTTATTAAAAAGCACCGGAAACAAAAAACCGAAATATGGACAATTTTTTCAGACACTGGTTTAAGCGAGAGGCGGCGACGGAAACCCCGACAGCCACCACCACGCAGACCGCAGAAAACACCGGCACCTACGACGAGAAGGTGGAGACGGTGAGCAGTCAGGACAAGGCTCTGCGCATCGCCACTTACTACCGCTGCCTCAATCTGAGGGCGAACACGATGGCACAGCTCACCGTGCAATACCAGCGGCTCAACAAGGATGGCGGCAATTTCGTGCAGGACAACTACGGCAAGGCCGGAGAACTGAACTACCTGCTCCAGCGAGAGCCCAACCCGCTCACCACCGCCTTCAACCTGTGGCGGCAGGTGGAGATAGACACCGTGGCCCGCGGCAACGGCTTCGTGTATGTGGAGCGCGACGACGACGGGTGGCCCATGCGGTTCTGGCTCTCCAGACTGGCCGGCTATGACCCCGTGAACGACACCTTCATGCTCGTCTACCGAGGCATCGGAGGGTTGAAGACCGTGACCGTCAGTTCGCGCGACGTGCTCCACTTCCCCAACACGTTCCTCACCGAAGACGGATGCCTTGGCGTGTCGACGCTCTTCTACGCCCGGCAGATGCTCACCCTCTCGGCCACTCTCGACAAGAGCGCACTCGAGACAGCGGCCAAGGGCGGGCGCATGAAGTTGCTCATCGGCGAGGAGAAGCCAGCATCAGCCGCCGGCACACTCGCCTTCGGCATGTTCGACAAGAAACAGATGGAAAAGTACGCACAGGAAATCCAGTCGAAACTCTACGGCAACGACGTGGTGGCCCTGCGCGGACTCGACAAAATCCAAAACATCAGCATGAGCGCACAGGACATGCAACTCTTCGACCAGCGGCAGTTCGGCGTGGCCGAGATATGCCGCTATCTGGACGTTCCGAGGACATTGGCCATGGATGGCTCGAACAGCAGTTACAAGACACCGGAGGCCGACCGCTTGGACTTCCTGATGAACTGCATCCAGCCGAAGCGCAGACTCGTCGAGGATGAGATCAATCGCAAGCTGCTCAGTCGATACGACTGGCAGAAGCGGCAGATACACCTCTGCGAGTTGCCGCTCATGATGTTCGACAAGAAGGGACAGGCCGAAATCGACAAGATGAACCTCGAGACGGGCGCGATGACCGTGAACGAGATACGCAAGCAATACGACATGCCGGCAGTGGCCGAGGGCGACCGCGTGTATATCAGCACCAACCTGGCCGAGCTGGGCAGCGACAAACTGAGCGGCAACGGCGGTGGGAATCCTGAGCCGAATGGTCTGGCCGGCGATGACGGTGCTGCCCCCGCCGCCACTCAAACACCACAACCCACACAGGAAGGAGGCGGGCAATGAGCACGGGTTATTCGGCAGGCATGCGGCAAGACCGCATCCGCATCCTCAACCGCACGAAGGCCGAGACCTCCGCTTTCGGCATCGACGGCAACGGCATCGAATGGGAAGAGACAGATTGCCTCTGGGCTGACGTCTCATGGACAAAGGGCATGCGGGCACAGAACGCAGGATCCATCGACGTGTACGGCATCATCGCCGTGCGAATGAACTACGACGCGGGCAAGAGCCGCTGCATCACCATGCGCTCACGCATCAAAGACAGCGAGGGCATCATCTACCAGATCATCCCCGAGACCTTCCACGCCGACCGCCACGACAATACGATAGAGTTCCGAGCACAAGCCATCATCAACGACCAGCAATGAGAAAGACAGTAGCCATCATCCATTACAACACGCCTGAGCTGACCGAGGCCCTCATCCTTTCCATCCGCAAGCACGGAGGCGAGGACTACCGCGTGGTGGTGTTCGACAACTCCACCGACTACGTGGACAAGCACGGCGACGCATGCAAGGCGCGACCATTCCGCACCATCCATAAGGCAGAGCGCAAGTTATGGGGCAAGGGCGGCGTGAAGATATACAACAACCGCCACGGCAAGATCATCGACCTGGAGCGCGAACTGGAGAAATACCCCGAGCGCGACGAGCACATCGGCTGCGCACAGGGC